CGCTTGATGTCCAGCCTGGCGGCGCGCAGCGGCTGGGCATGGTCACGAAGCCGGGTCATCGCCACGATGTTGATGGTCAGCTCCTCGCGCACCGTCGCCCCGGACCGGTCCAGCTCCGAGGTGTCGCCCTCCTGCAGGACGATCAGCTGGTCGGGCAGTTCCTCGTCCTCGGCGTCGATCAGGTCCAGCACGTTGTCCTCGCGGATCTCCGCGCCGAAGCCGGGAACGCCGGCGAGCAGCGTCTGCAGCTGGCCGATGATGTCGGCCTGCACGTTGGGTACGTCGCTCATCAGGGCACCACGTAGAAGGTGATCAGGTGGCCGTCATCGGAATGGATGTCGTCGATGTGCCATTCCTTGCCGTTGGCGTCGCGGAACCGCCCCTGACGATCCAGGGGCACAAGCTGATGCTTCTGGACGGCAATTGTCCGGTATCGATCGATGGCTCCGATCTCGCCGAGTCGCTCCACGCCATCGCTGACTATGACGGCAAGGCCGGAAGCTATGACGGCGCCCTGACGGTCCAGGAAGTCCATGGGACCGTCGTTGAAAGCCCGGATGGATAGGCGATCCAGGCGCTCACGCATGCTGGCCCAGCCCATGGGTTAGGTCGCAGCCGCCGGAGCGGAAACGCCGTTCAGGCGCACGCGGCCGACCGCCGACGGGTTGGCCGCGGCCTCGGTGGCCACCCCCGCCAGCACCAGGCCGGTGGCCGAGGCGTTGCTCAGGCTGCCGCTGGTGGTGTTCATGTACACCAGGTCGCCGACCGCCCAGGCCTGCGCGCTGGTCTTGGTCAGCTCGAAGACACCGGTCAGCTTCAGCTCCACCGGATCGCCAGCGGCTTCGGTGGTAGCGGCCACGCCGATGAAGGCGCCGACCTTGTAGAGCTTGCCGGAGACGGTGCCGCCGGCCGGCGCCGGGACAGTGATGATGTCGCCGTTCTGGATGAAGGTCTTCATGTGGTCTCTCTCTCGAAGGTGCAGAAACACGAAGGGCGCCTTCCGGCGCCCTGGTGAGGTGAGGCTCGATCAGTTGCCCGCGTTCATGTAGGTGCCGCGGTAGTCGATCCAGGCGGCGCCGAACACCAGGCGGGCCTTGATCTCCATGCCGTCCACCTCGAAGCCCTGGCGGGTTTCGGTGAACACGCCCTGCTCGCCTTCGAGGTAGGCGTACTCGAAGGTGTCCACGACGCCCGGGGCGGCGTAGAGGAACCACTGGTTGCCTTCGATGCGCGCGTCGACGATCACGGTCAGCGTGGTGTTGCGGCTGTCGTTGATGTCGGCGTTCTTGGCCGGCACGTAGTTGGAGCTGGTGAACTGGAAGGCCTCCAGCTCCTTGTCCGGGCCCACCACCAGGAACTCCGGCCCCAGGTTGAGGAAATGGCCGGCCTTGGACTTCTGCTTGCGCATCGCGGCGCGGGCCGCGGCCAGGGAGGCGGTGCTGATCGCCCCGCCGCTGGCGGCGACGTTGCCGTGCGCGGTGGAGTAGATTTCCTCGCCGTCCACGAAGGTGGGGTTGCCCAGCAGCAGGTCCCACACCACGTTGGACTCGGTCTGGCCGGCGGCCGCGCCGAGGGCCTGCGGGATGCGGGTCAGCGCCGACAGGTCGTCGTTGACGATGGCCTCCCAGGTGATGGCGATGATCTTGCCGAACTTCGCCACCTTGATCGGCGCGCCCTCCTCGTCGAGGGTGCCGTACTTGTACTCGCCGGACTCGTTGACCTTCTCCAGCGCCGCGATGTCACCCAGGGCCACGCGGGTGGCCTCGCGGAAGTCCGGCAGGCTGGTCTGGCGGCCCAGCGGGCGCCAGGTCTGCGGCGCGAGCTCGTAGGCAGCGCGCAGGGTGCGGTTCACGGTGCTGCCCAGCAGCAGGGGGAAGTCGCTGGTGGTGTGCATGCCGGCGGCGCGCACCGACTCGGCGCTGCAGCCCAGGGCGGCGGTGGCGATCTCGCGCGGCGTCAGGCCGCGCGAGTTGCCACCGGCCAGGCTGATGCATTCGCGGGCCAGGTCCAGCAGGCGCATGCCGCGGAACTCGCGGGCAGCGTCTTCCAGCGTGGTGGTAGGGCTGCAGCGGTGCTGCAGGGCGTTCTCCATGGCGGAGCGCTTGGCACGGACCACCGACAGGTCGATGGTGCCCGACGGAGTCGGCTGCGCACTGCGGCTTTCCGGCTGCTCCGTCTGCTGACGCTCGGCCAGCTTGTCGATCATGGCGGCGCTGGCCTGTTCGGCGGTGACACCGCGCTCCACCAGGTCATCGGCGAAGGCCTCGTCCAGGCCCACCTTACGAGCCATCAGGCGGATGGCCTGGCCGCGCTTGCGCTCGGCCTCGGCAGCCTCGCGACGGGCGGTTTCCTCGGCCGCTCGGATTTCTTCTTCGGTCATCTTGGGTTCCTCTTGGGTCTTGGCCGAGACGGCCGGTTGCTCGGTCGGCGCGGCGGCCTCCCGGGTTTCGAAAACGGTGCTGAAGCGCGGTCCCTGGTAGTCGGCTTCCGTCTTGGTGCTGCGCGTCTTGGCGCCATCGTCGAAGCCGATCGGCACCAGCGAGAGCTCCATGGGCTCCCAGTCCACCGCGCGGTAGGTGGGCAGCTTGTCGTCGGGCTCTTCGGTCATCTCGTAGCGATGCACCGAGTAGCCGACGCTGATGTTGCGCAGGATGCCGTCGCGCACGTCGCGGAAGATCGGTTCCACGTCCTCGCGCTGGCTGAAGCGGACCAGGGCCCGGCCCTCCCCCCCTTCGAGCCAGGCGCGCTCGACGACGCCGATGACGTCGCCCAGCTCCCAGGTGCTGTGGGTGTTGAGGAAAGGCGCGCCGTTGTTCAGCCGTTCCAGGCGTACCGCCGACTCGCTGACCTCCAGTTCCTCCATGTAACTGCCGATGTCCCAGGACCAGCGGCGCCCCTTGGCTCCGGTGGTCCAGGTGATCTCGACGGTGCGATCTTCGATGTTCACCGAGTCGGGGCGGATGGCCGCCCGCAACTGGAGCATCGGCGTGTCATGCGTCTGTACTTTCGCCGTCATCTGTCGATTTCTCTTCTGTGGGGGCGTCGGTGGGCGCCGCATTGCCGGCACCCGACATCCGCCGGGGGTCGCAGTCGAGCACCAGGCCCAGCTTGTCCAGCAGGTCGTTGGCCTTCTGGATCTGCTCGGCATGGGCTTCCGGATCGGTCACGCCCAGCTCGCGCAAGGCATCCGTCCAGGGCGTGAAGCCATTGCGCACGCGGTCCTTGAGGTTCGAGGTCTCAGTGGAGGGATCAACCATCTCCCGGCGCGGCGGAATCCATTCGGCAGTGGCCTCTCCGATCACGCCGCCCGGCACCAGCAGCTGCGCCTCCATGAACCAGCGCCAGACGCTTTCGCACAGCTGCGGAATCAGCATCCGCCACTGCCACACGTCCACCCGCCGAGCGAAATGCAGCCAGCCCATGCGCCCGCTGGAGAAGTTCACGCCCTTCAGGTCGTGGGAAAGCAGTTCGTAGGGAATGCCCAGGCCCACTGAGATGGCGTGCAGGGCCTGCCACGAATAGGTGGAGTAGCCATTGAATGCCGGCGGCGAGGCGAAGCTGACATCCTCCCCGGCACCAAGCTCCTGGATGATTCCCGGCTCGATCCGCTCGATGAGTGGCGGTTTCTTCGATCCACCCCCGGCCGCTTCGTCCCTGGTGACGAAGGCGGCGTAGCAGGCGGCGATCTTCGCCTGCTCCATCACCGCGTCTTCCATCTCATCGAAGCTGCGCACGCGCTGCATCACCGGCGCCAGCCAGGTGTAGCCGCGAGCCTGCCCCGGGCGCTTCGGAAGGAAGATGTGCGCCACATCCTCCGCCGGAATTCGCCGCGACTGCATGCTGCGCCAGGTTCCGCTGGAGCCGGGGTGCTCGTCGAAGAGCCAGTAAGCGACGCGCCGGCCGATGGAATCGAACTCGACACCCTGGATGATCAGGTTGCCGCCGTTCTGCCCATTCTTCTCCTCGTCGAGGAAGTCCGGCTCAAGAACCTGCAACTGGAGCGGAACGGCCAGGCCGTCC